GCTGACGAATGTTTCTTCTTTACCTAAATCAAGCATGTTTATAATCGATGAAGGGTTTGGTGCCCTTGATGAGAATAATCTTGAGGCATGCGCTCGACTTCTCACTAATCTTAAATCTTATTTTAAGAACATTCTCATCATATCGCACGTTGACGCAATCAAGGATATTGTTGATAATGTAATAGACATTGGATGGGAGGATGGATATGCAAGAGTCTCATGCTGAGAACATGCCATTCTTTTGCAAGGTTTGTGAATTTCCTCACGATCTAAGCAGAGATTGGGATTACTTCAAAAAATTTCAAATGTGTCAAGAATGTGCAATGTCGCTTGTCGAGGCAAGACAATCAGACTGGAAGAAAGGATGGCGTCCGACACAAGAGCAGATAGATATGTATATTAATGAAAGATTGCACCTAATCAGGTGCTCCAGAGGATATGATGCTAAGCTTCCAGGAAATTAATGTTCTAGGACAGATTCTTAATACGACGTGGGGCGGAACTTCAACTTCTGTCTCGCCTACGTGCTCCATCAAGCACACAATGCAGGGCGACGTAATCACTCTGACATACGCTACGATTACAAACATTGTCATGGGAATAAACCCAAGAGACCAAGTCAGAGAGCAAGAGAGAGAGTCGGTTGAGATGCTTAAGCAGTTTGTCAAGAATCTTGAGAAGTCTTTCAAGGAGTCGACTGGAAAAAGTCTAAAACTAAAAGAAATAGGCTCAGACGATTCTGTTGAGATGATCTCAATGTCTCCTCACAATCCAAAGCGCACAGCTTACTATCGGAGAAAGACTTCATTTAGAATTGGTGATTAGTGTCCACACAAGCACCTAACAAACAGCGTCAAGTTCAGGAAATAATAAGGTGCGGAAAGGACCCAATCTATTTTTTCAACATGTATGTTAAGATTCAGCACCCAACCAAGGGATTGCTCCCGTTTAAGACGTATCAATTCCAGGACGAATGCGTCAGAGGCTTTATAGAAAATAGATTCACTGTTGTTGTTAAGGGAAGACAGCTTGGACTGTCAACGCTTGTCGCTGCCTATGCAGTATGGCTTGCACTCTTCCAAAAAGACAAAAATATTCTCATTATTGCCACAAAGCTTCAGGTGGCACAGAACTTCATAAAGAAAACAAAAACTATACTTCGAAACTTACCGCCTTGGCTGATGCTTCCGCAGATAGTTGCTGATAATAAGCAATTTGTAGAATTCAGCCATGGATCCTCTATTAAAGCAATTCCAACATCTGATGATGCAGGCCGATCTGAGTCTCTATCACTTCTAATTGTTGATGAGGCTGCTTTCGTTAAGAACTTTGATGAGCTCTGGACTGGTCTCTACCCTACTCTGTCCACAGGAGGTCGTGCAATTGTTCTTTCAACCCCTAACGGAGTTGGTGGACAATACTACAAGCTTTATAAGGAGGCTGAGTCTGGTATCAACGAGTTCAAAGCAATTAAGCTGAACTGGGATGTTCATCCCGAGAGAGATCAGGAATGGTTTGAAAAAGAGACAAGAAACATGTCCCCACGACAGATCGCACAGGAGCTCCTGTGCGATTTTGCATCTTCTGGTGAGACATTTCTAGGAGATGATGAGCTGAAGTGGGTTTTCAACAATATCAAGAATCCAATAGAGAGAAAGGGATTTGACAGGAACGTTTGGGTCTGGAAGTACCCGCTTTCTGAGAACAAATACCTGATATCAGCCGACGTCTCAAGAGGCGACGGAAAAGATTATTCCACATTTCACATCATAGATCTAACGACCGGAGAGATCGTAGCAGAGTACAAAGGAAAGATTGCCCCAGACCGTTTTGGTGATCTCCTGTGTGAATACGGATTGTTGTATAATAAGGCACTTCTCTGCCCAGAAAATAACACATACGGATATGCGACAATCATTCGACTTCGAGATCTGAACTATCCGAGAATGTATTATCAAAAGAGCAACGCGGTCTACATTGGAGATTATGTTCCTCCAGGAAATACTGAGTCTGCCGGATTTAACACAAGCGGAAAGACACGCGGCCTTATTTTGACAAAGCTTGAGGAGCTTATAAGAAACAAGCTTCTAATAACCTATTCTTCGAGATTCTATGACGAACTAAAGACTTTCGTCTGGCAAGATAATCGAGTTGCTGCAATGAAGGGAGAGAATGACGACCTTGTTATGTCTCTCGCTATTGGAGCATGGCTGTACGATGCATCATCTGAGCACTCTAGAGATTCAGGAGCAATAAACAAAGCAATGCTGGCAGGAATGTCAGTCAATACTAATCACTTTAACGGTGCCTCGAATAGTATTATGAATAATGAACACATAAAAAATGTTCAAGCCAAGAGAGATCTGGTTACAGGCGGAAAAAGATCACAACCGGGAATGATACCACCAGAATTTGCGTGGGTCTATAGAGGATAAAATGGCAAAAAATGAAAACATCTTCGGTCGACTGACTACGCTCTTCAGAAGCGGACCAGTCGTTAAGAGAAGAGTAAGAGAGTACAAGCCTAGCGAGGCAAGCTCATCAGCATATGAGCTTTTCAGAAAAACGCAGAGCAACGTCTACAGTACAGCCATGAGTGCCTACGGCGCCTATGATAGAATGGCAAGGTACTCAGATTTTCAAGAGATGGAATACACTCCTGAAATCGCGAGCGCACTTGACATTTACTCTGAAGAATCAGTCTCGCCAGACGACAAGGGAAATGTTCTACACATTTATTCTGAAAATGCTCAAATTCAGAGGTTGCTTAACGAATTATTCTTTGACACACTAAACGTCAACTTCAATATGACGTCGTGGGTCAGAAATATGTGCAAGTACGGAGACTTCTTTCTTTTTAATGACGTTTCTCCTGAACACGGTGTTATAAATGTTTTTCCTATTGCAGTCAACGAGATCGAGCGTGAAGAGGGATTTGATAAGAATGATCCACTAGCGGTTAGATATCGGTGGGTAACGCAGGGAAATCAAACACTTCAGAACTGGCAAGTGTCACATTTCAGGTTGCTTGGAAATGATGCCTTCTTGCCATATGGAACATCTGTTCTTGAAGCAGCAAGAAGGATCTGGCGTCAGATGATTCTTGTCGAAGATGCAATGTTAGTCTATAGAATTGTAAGAGCACCGGATCGTCGAGTTTTCTACGTTGATGTTGGAAATGTTCCACCGGAAGAAATTCCAAACTACATGGAGCAGGCTCAGGCTACACTCAAAAAGAGCCAAGTTATTGATAGGTCAACGGGAAGAGTTGATCTGAGATACAATCCGATGTCTGTTGATGAGGACTACTTCATTCCAGTCAGAGGCGGTCAAACAGGTACAAAGGTTGATAATCTTGCTGGAGGACAAAATGCAGCTGCAATTGAGGATGTTCAATACATCCAAAAGAAGCTCTTTGCAGCACTCAAGATTCCAAAGGCATATCTTGGATACGATGAGGGTCTGGGTGCCAAGGCTACTCTTTCGCAGGAAGACATCAGGTTTTCAAGGTCCATCAATAGAATTCAAAGAACCATAGTTTCTGAACTTAACAAGCTTGCAATCGTTCATCTTTACTGTAATGGCTTTGATGGTCACGATCTTCTCGATTTCGAACTCAAGCTCACAAACCCCTCAACGATTGCGCAACAGCAAAAGCTTGAGCTCTACAACACAAAATTTACAATTGCCCAGGCAGCAAAGAATATTGAAAACCTTGTAAGCATGGACTGGATAAGAAAAAATGTGTTCATGATGCCTGATGAAGAGATTTCTGAAATTGAGAAGAGCATCATTCAGGATAAGGAATTTTCACTCAAGATAGAAGCAGTAAAGCTTCCCGAACCAGAGAAGGGACCAGGCGCGGAAGGAGAATCCGGTGGTGAAGAGGAGCCAGGCGCTGAGCCGACTGGAAGTCTCGAGCTTGGATCTGAAGAGCCTGGCCCTTTGACAGCTAGCGACTCTAGAAATCAAGACCGACTCCCAGTGGTTACTGAGCTTGAAGATGAGGAAAATGTTGATTTTTCAAAAATAGCTGCAGCTAAGGGACTACCAGTTAGAGCTTTTTCTGGATTGACAAGAAAAGAACCGTCAGTTCGAAGCTTGCTCGACGAAAAAACAAAGATTGGTCCTAATTATGCAGAAAGAGAGATATACAACAAGTCTAGAAGAAAGCCTGTTGGAACAATTGGCACCAGAACACATCACCATGACATGGTAAGATCTGACAAGAAAGATCCAAGAGATTCAATTGCACATCCATTTGGAGAAAAGCAAGACCTGATCAACCCGCTTAAGAATGCCCACAAGCCAGATCTTTCAGAAAATGATGAATTTGTTGAAAACTATCTTTCTAGAAAAATTGGTCAAATCGAGAGAAGCGATCTTGAGGTCGAGGGAATAATTAGATCATTAGGGAACACAATCTCTGCGTCAAATACGCCAGAGGAGGAAACATGAATCAATCATTGATAAATCACAATAAAAAAAGAAATGTTGGAATAGTTTATGAGCTATTGCTACGCTCTGTTTCCTCGTATTTAATTGAAGGCGACAAGCAAAAAGCGCAGATAGCGCTTGACATCATCGCTCAGAGATTTTCGAAAGATACAGAGCTATTCAAGGAATTCAGGCTTTTTAACGCTCTTTCAAAGACTCGTGTATCCGATTCTGCTGTCTCAGCCGTAATCTTGACTGAAACTAAATCAGCTGCCAAAAGAATTGATCATGCCAAGCTTGACAGGGAAAAATCTTTACTCATAAGAGATATTAATCACAGGCTTAATGATGATCTATTCTTTCACAGGAGAATATCAAACTATAGAGATCTCGCAACAATTCAAATAGCCTTGAACGAGTGGTCGCTAGGTGACAGATCTGACCTCTCTAAGACTCTGCTTGTTGAAACAAAGCTTGTTGAGATGCTAAAGAGCGAAAAAATTGAGCCTATAACGCTTGAGAATCCAGAAACTCCTATTGATACTCTTGTAGTGAAGATCTTGAACGAGAAATTTAACAAGAAGTATATGGGTAGGCTAACTGAGGATCAGAGAAGCCTGATCAGAGACTATGTCATGCTTGACACAGCAGCGGGCCCAACGCAGAACATGATTGATAGAGCACAGAAGATTAAGTCAAATTCTTTGATTTGTCTCGAAGTTTTAGAAAAATCAGAAAAAAATCAAATTATCCAAGAAAATCTGAAAGATGTTAGAAGAAAAGTTGAGTTTCTTGACATTAAAATACTGAATGATGATAATCTTGGAAAGCTTATGACTCTTGCACAGCTCATTGAAGAGTCCAGGGAGGAAAAATGAGCGCGCTTTCTTTGTTGACAGAGTGGATGCCGCTTTCAATAAATCCCTCGCTTGTCAAGGAGTCGAGGTCTCAAAACAACGGAAAGATCTTTCTAAGAGGTGTGATCCAGCGTTCTGATACATTGAACCAAAATGGAAGAATCTATCCAAAGCCAATTTTGGAAAGAGAAATTGTAAATTATCAAAAATTTATAAAAGAAAATCGTGCGCTCGGAGAATGCGACCATCCAGACACGTCAGTTGTTGAGCTAAAGAACGCTTCTCACATTGTTAGAGAAGCCAGGATGGAAGGTGACACTGTCTACGGTGCTGTTGAGCTTCTAGATACTCCTAGTGGAAAAATACTGCAGAGTCTCATTGAATCCGGAGTTACTCTCGGAATATCAAGTCGCGGTGTAGGATCTACAAAGCAGCAAGGTGGAAATCTTGTTGTTCAGGAAGATTTTCAGCTCATATGCTTTGATATAGTTTCTGAGCCTAGCACACCCGGTGCATTTATGCTTAAGGAGTCTAGATTAATTAATCCAGCTGACCTACGTGCAACCTTTAATAGATCGGACAGAATTAATAGAATTTTCAATGACATAAAGGCTTGGAAGTGAACCATGAAAATGACAAGGCATGATTTAAAAGGTCTTGTTAAGGAGTGTTTGGTCGAGATTCTATCGGAAGGATTGAATGAGACATCGCATTCAATAAATGAAAACAAATCTGTGCAGACTCGAGCTAGACAAGCAGACCCTCAGGCACCAGTCCGAAGGACAAACATAGCTGACAAAATTAGCTTTTTGCCTAGTAAGAATGAAATTAGACAAAGTCAGGCAGCTCAATCGCCTATTCAAAATCAGAATCTTGCAAGATCTTTGACGTCTGATCCTGTTCTTGCAGACATTTTTGCTGATACTGCTAGAAGCGGTGCGCATAGACAGATGAATGAGTCGACATCAATGACAAATCACGAGCAAATGGTTGCATCTGCTGGAGATGCAGCTGCAAAAGCAATGCTCAGAAGTGATCCCACAGATATTTTTGGAGAGAGCGCTGAAAAGTGGGCATCTCTCGCTTTTGCTGAGAAGTTGCCTGGAAAATTCTAGGCAGCGTAATAAATAATAATGTAACCTAAGGGGTTTTAAAATGGCAATCAAGTTGACACCAGAGACACTTCGTCGCCTCGTTCTTGAGGAGAAGGCAAAGATGACTGCAAAGATGAGCAAGGAAGAAAAGAAGCACGCGCTCGATCCAAAGGCCAAGAAGGAAATGTATATGGAGATGGATGAGGACTATCCTGGCACTCCTCCTCACGCCAAGAAACAAACTCCTGGCAAGAAGCTCGAGGCCATGAAGATGCTCAAGGAGCACGAGGAAAATCTTCGCAATCAGCTTCGACGTCTCCAGGAGCGTCGCCTTGCTCTCCGCCGTCAGATCATCTCTGAGATTGAGTAACTTAAAAAACTAGACAGGAGTCGCAATGTCATCAGTCAAATTTGGCACAGTTGTTCCTTTAGGCGTTCCCGGTGAGGGAGGCTATGGGCACAGGAGTGATGTCAACTTGTCTGCGATGTTTGCGACTCCTGTTGGTACCATTTACAGCGAGACTGCTGTTAGAAATGCAGGAATATCTGCGCTTAACGGTGGCGGCGGCGCAGGAGATTTGATTCCAAACATTGGAGTAACAGAAGGAGTCATCAATGATGGCGGATACATGTTTGGAACTTTTAATTTGAATTTCCCTAATGCACCTGATCTAGATACAGTTGCTACAGGTGGTGAAGGATTGCCTGCATCTGCTTATGTACCTAATCCGGCTTCTCCTGGGCCAGGCAGCACTCAACCTGCTGACCAGCCCGAGTACACAGGCAATCTTCCCGAGAAGGGCAATGAGTATGGATTTGGTTTAGGCGCTGTCTCACCGAGCCTTACAACCGACGGAATTAGAGGTCAGACAATTGGATCATACATCATTGGTCGGTCATATCTTGGGTCTGATGGTCGGACCTAATGCCTAAATTTGTCCATGACCAGAGGACAGGCGCAGGATACGGTTTTACTGGAAGAAAAGGATTCCAAACCGAGCCTACAAAGTCAGGAAATACTTTTCCATACACACAAGAAGATGGCCCGAAAGAAGAAATCGAAGATGAGATGCTAGATCTCAAGGCTATGATTAATAAGAAGCTTTCTTATGGAAATCTAGGAAGACCTCCTGAGTCATACAGCAGGACTGATAGGTTCACGCTTTCTAAGAATAGACTCAATCTTGCTGAGAGCGAGTCGCACATTTCAATCCTTTCAGGGCTTGTTCCTTTTCCAATGAAAGGATTTGACGGACCAGCGATTGGCGGTACTTCTGTTAATCCAGCATATACGGTTGCACCAGGTAGGATTGATGGGTCTCCTTATGGATGGACAAAGGGAGTTCTCTCTCCGATGATTGATACACCTGATGCACCCTCTAGATTTCTTGATGCGATTGATCCAGAGATAAGAGACAGAGTTGGGAAAAAGCTAAAAATAGCAAGGATTAAGTAGATCGGGAAGAATGGAAAGAATAGATATACATAATTTTAGCAATGAGGCTAATTGACGCATGTCAAAATCACTCTTCGAAGAAGCAATAGCAGATGCAAGACAGCTTAGAGAAGCTGCCGAGCAGAACGCAAAGAATGCCATCATTGAGGCTGTTACTCCAAGAATTAGAGAACTAATTGAAAATCAGCTTGTTGGAGGCAACTCAATCAATGAGGATGCTGATTTTTTGTCATCTGCGCTAGATGAAGAGCAGGAGGGTGAAGAGGTTGAGCTTGATGAATCTGCTCTTCGTTCTCTTGCAGGACTTCTTAACAGTGGATCTTCTAAGAAGTCAAAAGATTTTGCGGCGCTCTCTGAGGCCTTTTCTTCTTTGACAGATGATGAGCAGAATAAGCTCATGAGTATGCTTCGTGAAGAAGACGAAAAGAGCAATGCCGAAAAAGCTGCAACTGGTGAAGCCTATGAGATAGATCTTGATGAGCTTAAGGCTTCCATTGTTTCTGAGGCTAAGCATTCAAAAAAATTAAACGGAGATAAATCAATGAAGAAAGGCATGAAGGACATAAAGGACAT